TGTAATCTTAACATTAAGTGCGCCTGTGACCTGATCGATTTCAGCAATCGTCTCACCAGTCAGCGTCGGAATAATTGGTGCTGCACCAAGAGACTGCGTTTTAGGTTCTGTAACCTGTTCTGTGCTTACAGTTTCAATCACTGAGAAACGGTCAGTTTTTGGTGCTGGTGCATTAAATGGCGAGTTTCTTGGACCTAATTCAGCAGCAGTGTTTGTTGGTGCCTTGGCGGAATTTGGTGTTTTTCCAAGTTTAGCAGTAACTGGTAATGGAGTTAAGAAATCATGGATTCCAAATGTCGTTTTCAACAAAATACCTTCTAATTCTAGCGTTCCACCACTGAGCAGAGTATTTAGACCACCGACTGATGCAGTGGCTGCACTTTGCATAGTTGCTTCTGCTCCACCAAAAGATCTAAATGCATTAGAGCCAAGAACCTCAACATCAAGCCCCGAAATTCTAGTTGCACCACCTGAACCCAAGTTTAAGTTGCCGTCTGCTTTGATGCTGACCTCAGTCCCTTTCATGTTGATTGGACCTTGTGATGAGATGTCTAATCCTGCGCATTGAATGATAAGTTTACCGTTAATACGCAAGAACATGTCAGACTGTACTGTTTCGTCTTTGCTACCATTCACATAAGAATAATGGTTGCCCATCGTCACATCATAACGACTTTTTTGAGACTTAATCTTCGTGTGCCCTTCTGGTAAAAATTCTAGCGTAGAACCAGTTCTATGGGATAGTTGTACGCGCTCGAATTCTGGTGTATCATCCATTTCGAATGCATGTCCAGACTCTGTCTCAGTCACATCATTAAATGGGTACATTGGATTATAGGATGGGTATGGCTCGCTCCACTTGTAACCCGATGCGCTGATAACATTTGCATATCGGGTTTTGCGTTGAATCTCAATTGTTGTGTTTGCAATAGAAGCAGGTTCAATTCCTTGATAAAACCCATCATCACCTGTAACTCTTGTTGGGTGTGCGAGTCTGGATACAGTTGGCTCATTTAACCTTGATGGATTGCGTTTAGCAACATCATCGGAATATGATAAACCAAGAGCATTGGTTCGCATAGCATATTCTTTAATCTTTCTAGGAAAATCGCTTGCTGCTTTTTGTTCGTCGGTGTATGGGTCTGTAAATCCCATATTGTTCTGGCGAATCTCATCAGGAATACCAGGAACAGTTCCCATAATAATTGGATACTGACCTTCTTTTCCATCCGCGAAGAAACCGAATACCATGGTTCCTTCTGGTGGCGGCTGTACATTTTTAACACCATAAGGCACGATTGGATGCGCCCAAGGTAAACTTGATATGGGAATTTGATTGATGTCTTCAGTATGCCAACCGAAACAGCGGACTTGGCAGCGACCGAGTTCTAGTGGATCTATGCGATTCTCAACTACACCAAACCACCAAACAAATCCTTGTGCTCCTAAAATTGCTCCGTCCATTATAAAGACCTCGCGATAGCATGCTTGTCATTATTATAATTTGAATATCTTTCACCGACGGAATTCTTACTCAAAGTCATGAGAGTTTGCTGTCCACCAGATGGAGTCATCACATGACGAACAGCAGTAATCAGATATTTTCCAGATAGGAATGGATCAATGTTTCGTTGTGTTTCGTTTTCTGGCATAAATCCTGGCATATCAAACTCCACAACATATCCTGGAGTATAAAATGGATTTGCTGGAACAATACAATCTATAGATGTATACATAAGCATGTACAATTGTGCTGCTCTCTGCATCATTGTTCTTTCTACATTAGAATCGCTAATAGTAACAGGAACTGGTTTACCATCGATAATTCTGGTGTTATTTCTGGATGTTACTCCACGAATCCACTCGTTGTTGTTTTGCCCTAGATTTGTTAACCAAAACGAGCGATATGTATCGTGTTCTTGGAACAACGCTTTGTTGTTTCTGTTTTTAGCATTAGAAACCACAAAGCCTCCTGTCTTGTCTAACAGCAATTTTTTAGCCACCGAACCATTTCGTTCTTTTAGATCACCAAAAGAATATTCATAGTTTCTGTATTTTTGAGTTAAGATATCTAAAGTTTGTAACTTAGAAGAGTAGAGCGGTGATTTAGTATTTTTTAAAACATCAAAGCATGTTTTAATATTCAGTTTGTTGATGTTGTTCGAAATTTCTGCATTGTCTGTTTGGTTTACAGTAAATTTAGCAGTATTATAATTTAGTTTTGTGATAGGTGCTCTGGAGAACATAGTTTCCAAAGAAATAAAATTAAATCCCTCTCTATTCTCGAAAAACAAAAAGGTAGATTCGTTTTCGGTGAATGAGTTTTCAGCTAATTTTAAAATCATATCAAATGGTGTATAATTAGATAAAATTCCATTGTATGATCCAAACGATTTTTCAAAATTATTAAGGTTTATTTTTTTAAGATTAATCTTTAAGTGTTCTCGTAAAATGGAAAATATTGCTTGCGTGATATCCGCATCATTGTATGCCTTAGATAAAGTTTGTTGATTTGAAAAAATTTGTTCTTCAGAACAAAAGTGAACAGTGTATGTTTGCCCCTGCGATTTTTCTAATGGTTGTCTATCGGTGACAGAATAAACCCTAAATGTTTTTGTGTACTTAAACTCATTCTCACCTGGTCTATAAAATACAATAGTTATATATTCGTTGCCTTGCAGTTCATACGATGAATATAAATTTCTGGCATCGACAATCTCAATAGAACCAGTAACGACTGGAGAAAAGATGTCTTCATAGATATTAATTCGATTCCAAATTTTAGATAAATCGACATTACCGACTGCGCCGACCAGCACCAATTCGTCTATAATAATATCACGAGAAGAATAATTAGTGTTGTTAAGCATTTAACACTTGACCTATTTCATTAATCAAGGAAGGAATATACTGCGGTTTTAAGATCTTGATTTGCCTATTAGACTCATTTAGTTCAATCTCATAATCATACACATAGACTGGCTTATATGTGGATTGTATTGTCAGAGTAGATGTAATAGCAGTACTTGGGTCAGAGTTATTGGCTCTAAATGAGATGGTTTCTGTTGTTGTTGTGTTTATTGGTTTGGTTACAATAGTATTCGAGTTATAGTTATATTGATCAAGAGTTACAGTATAATTTTCTTCTGTTTTAGTTGTAGCGCCACCAACTTCTGATAGTAATTTTACGACATCTAAATTATAATGATGAATGGTTGAATATGCGTTTGCAATATTCGCATATCCATATTTTTTGACGATCTTTCTTTCCAATTCATCTTGAGACAAAGGAAGGTCGAACACAGGGTCTAGCAGATTATTTGTCAGGCAGATTACCCAGTGATATGTTGGATCACCATATTGTTTATAGGCAACAATTTCAGGTGTATCACCGCTAACAATCTGGTACTTGTACATTGCATATGCATTGTTTAACACCTGACTGTTAAACTTAAATCGTGCAAATATGTTTGTAACACTTAATGCGTTCTGGCTATTAAGTTCGAACGAATACAGTGTTTTTGGAAAATATCTGAAATACATTAGTATCCTTCTGCGATAGCGTTTCTATCCAAAATAGTTGTTTCCTGGAACTGCAGTTGTAACCTTGTTTCAACTGGTGCGCCATTCGCAAAAGTTGCAAAACCGTTCGGGGAATAGTCTACTGAAATAGATTTTAATGCACATTTTTTGGTTTTAAACAAAAATGGATTAGAGTTATTTGGCGAATTATAAAACTCAATTTCAAATTGTGCTGGTGGAATAAAGTATCTACCTGAAGTGTTATTTGGAATGCGAGGAGCAGAATAATACTTTAATTTATCTATAATAATTTTAATTAAATTAGATTCTACTGCATTTCTAGGAATTAATCTGAAGTCAAAGGTAAATGTTCTTAAATTAGGAGAAGTGTACATTAACTCGAGTTGCGGATTTACTGTTCTCCCAGTTGTCGCAAACAAACCAACTTTTTGAAAATCGTCGCCTAAAAATTTAGAAGCAGCGGCGGATGCCGCCTCCATCACGTATGGATCTATATCACCACCTTTGTCAGATACTGCTTGAGCCAATGTGCCGATCAATCCTAATGTTTGTGTAATCGAGATAGCATCATATTCTTGGTCGTAATTTGCATTCAGTCCGTCTGGCATGAACAATGCTATAGCATGCTCCAACTGTGTACTGTTTCTTTTTAGATTAAAGTTTTTTAAATTATTTTTAAATACATCTCCAAGGTCAACACCAAGAGATCGATTGACTAGTCCAAGTGCTTCTTCCCCAAACGCAGCAGTCAACGCACCAATAGCAAAACTTCCAGTTGCAAAGCCAGCAACGATTCCCGATTGTGTTTCTCTATCTGCGCCAGTTGTTGCAAATATAGTATCAGATACTTTTGTAAAAACATCAGCACCACTTCGCAACGACGCCGTTGTTGGATCCACTATGTCCGCTGCTCCAGTAATAGTTTCAAATATCTTGATGAGCATGTATGGTGATCCAGATTGCTCTAAATTTTCTGGGAACGATGTATATAACAACTCAGTCGTTCGTTTTTCAGAAATTAACGGAACATCTGTTCTGGTAAAGGTTGTTGCTGCTGCAGAATTCGTTGTTCGGCGCGCACCACGAGTGGTGCCACCACCACTGCCCACTTGACTGGCGGGGGTTTGGTTTGCCGCATCCTCGCGCTGTGACTCATTTCCGAAACCTAAAGGCATGAAAAATTCCTATAAATACTAGATGGCTTACAGTGGTAAATTTAGTCCTAAAAACTTCAATAAATATTTAGGTGATCCCACGAACATCTGGTACAGATCGCTCTGGGAACGCCGAGTTATGGTATACCTGGACGATAACTCGAATGTAATTGAGTGGTCGAATGAAGAAATCGTCATACCTTATTTATCTCCGATTGACAACAAAATGCATCGATACTTTCCAGATTTTTTCGTTAGAATACGCACTAAAAGTGGACTGACAGAGGCTATGATTCTTGAGGTAAAACCGCTGATGCAAGCCCAGCCGCCGCAAAAACGAAGCCGAGTTACCAAGCAATATATTCGTGAGGTTGCAACTTGGGGTGTAAACGAAGCCAAATGGAACGCAGCAGTAGAATACTGTAAAGATCGAAATTGGAAGTTTAAGGTTATAACCGAAAAAGACTTGGGTATATAATGTCACTATTTACAAAAATTAGCAAGGAAATGAATGCCGCTGGGATTCGCCCAAGAACAGACGCAGCCAGAGCATGGCTGGGTGGGAAAATCAGCCAGCTCCGTATCCCCTCAGATCGCTCCAATGTTCTAAACGACGCTTCTAGAATCTCTCCTCGAGCCTTTATCGGTCGTATGTACATGTATCATTACGACCCAAAATACAACGACGCG